CCCAATCTGCAGCATCGCCTCCCGCGAAGCCGAGTGGATTCCCAGGAATCCCATCGCCGCCTCTAGCGCAGCCCTGGCCGCATCGCGCGCCGCCTGCTGGATCACGTCGATGCCTGCGGTGATGCCGCGTGCTACGCCCTCAAGGATGTTTCTGCCCACGGATCCCCAGTCAGTGTTAGTGAAAAAGTTCTTGATCGCATCCCAGGCGGTCCTGCCGATCTCCTTGATCTTGGCCCAGACCTCGTCCCATACCTCTCGTAGCCTTGCACCAAAGCCTTCCCAATCTCCCGCAAACGCCAGCCGGAAGGCGTCAAAGATGCCCGTAAAGATGCCCTTGAACCACTCGAACACCGCAACCACCGCCTCCCAGATTTCCCTCGCCTTGGCCATAATCGCGTCGCCATGTTCGGCCCACCAGGCGGTGATCTTTTCAAGCGTGTCCAGTATGAACGTACGTAGACCCAAGAAGTCGCTCTCCCATGCCTTGCGCAGCGCCACCACGATCGCCACCGCTGCGATAAACACGGCGATCACCGGTGCAACTGCCGTGATAATGGTCCACAGCACCGGTAGCACCACGGCTGCAATCGCTACGCCCAGCGCGATCAGCACGTCCTGCAGCTCCACATTTTGCCCGATCCATTCCATCACTGGTGCGAGAAACTCCGCCACCTTCTCTCCGAATTTCACCACGCTATCCACGATCCCCGTGATCTTTTCCGCGATCTCAGGGGGAAATAGACTCCCGATCAAGTCGCGGAACGCCGTTATCGGATCCTGGCCATCCAGGAGTGAAGTCACGAAATCGCCGACCGCAATCGCCACCCGTTCCACCACCGGTGCGATAGTTTCCAGCGCCCCCACCACCACCGGCAGTATCCGCTCCCCCACCTCTCCGAGTGTACCCAAGAGCGTTGTCAGCACCGGCAAAAACCCTATCCCGACCTGGTCTTTCGTGTCCTGGATCGTCGCCTTGAACTGTGCCATCTTCGCCGCCGCCGTCTCCGTCACATCCGGCATGCTGGCCGTGTTCGCGGCTAGCTTTTCCATCACGACGTTCATCATGCCGGCCTGAACTTGAGACTTCGTTAGCTCCTCGGCCTGGACGCCGAACATCTCCGCCGCCTGCGCCGTCGCTTCCTCCAGGTTCACCTGGATGCCCAGGTTGTCCAGGATCATTGGTGATAATCGCCCGACACCTTTTACCAAGGAATCGAGCATGAATCCCATATCCTGGCCCGTTGCCGCCGAGACCTTGCTCAGATATCCCATCGCGTCGGGCAACTGGACGGCAAAGTCCGTGGATACCAACTGCGCCGCCTGATTGAACGACATCATCAGGTCGCGGTTGGCGACCATCCCGGCGCTGCCTCGCTTCAGTGCATCCAGCATCCCGTCCGCGCCCTGGCCCGCGCTCTCGGCCAGCCCTGCGAATGCGTTGCTCACCCCCTCCACTGGTGCGGCGTCGATCGTGACCTTGGCCAGCGCCGCCCCCAGGCCCGTGATCGCGCCCGTCGCCACGCCGATGCCACCCAGCGCGGCAGTACCCAGCGCCTGGAAACTCTGCCCGGCGCCGCTGACGATCCGGCTGATCGCGCTGTCTACCTTGCCTCGCGCATCGCCGAGATCCCCATCCAGCTTGTCGAGCGTCGCGCGAACCGCTACGTTCGCACGACCCAGGTCCGTATCAAGCCCCACGCTTTGCCTCGTTTATCCTGTCCACATCGATCTTCTGTATGATCTCCCGGTGCTCGGCCCGTCGCCGCTCCAGCTCCTCCCCCTCCAGCGCCCGCGCCTTGCCCGCGCCAATCAGCCGTTGCAGCGCCGGCAGCCGCTTGGCGCGTGATAGCGCCGCGATATGCCAGGCCAGCCAGGCATCCCGCCGGTGCTCCCGCTCCAACTGCCAGGATACTGCCTCGATGGCCGCAAACGTCTCGCGCGGCGTCAGTGACCAGAACTCGGCCACGCCGATGCCGCACTTGAGCGCCGTCTCCAGGAGCGACTGCCAGTCTAGCCGCTCCCGTTTTACCCGTTTGGGACCTGATCCTCCGTACCGAAACTGAGCACAGCGCCCACCGCTTCCATCACCGCCGCGGTCACCGTCGTGAACCCGGCCTCATCGAGCACCTGGAATGCATCGTTGAGCGTCACCACGCCGCCGCCGGCGCGCGCATCCCGCCGCGCCGCTTCCATTCCAGCCTGCAGCAGGTACGCAATATCGCTAATCCCGGTCGTGCCCTCAGTAAAGCCCTGCGCCACGCCGATGATAGATTTGCCGATCAGCCCCTCGGCCCGTGCCAGCGCCCGGTTGGTGAAGAGAATCTGCACCTCCTGCTCGCTGGCCTGGATTGTCGCCTCACCTCGTGCGCCTGGCATTAGCTCTCCAGCTCCGTCCAGAAGCCGTCGAGCGTCATGCTGATCGAGATCGTCCCTTCGCCCTGGTCGGGAAAGCTCTCGCTCAGCGAGGTGATCAGCGCATCGCCCGTTTCGATCGTTGTGCTGTCGTCCTCGCGCGCTACGAGGATCAGCTCTCCATCCCGCATCGCGTCACGCAACGCGCGATAGCCATCGTCGGTCCAGACGTACAGCGCGTCGAGCGAGAGGGACGCCGAGTACCGCCCCGGCAGCACCCGCTTCGCCCTGGAGTCCTTCGACGAGACGTCGATCTCCTCCGTCGCCTCGTCGAACGTCACGTCCCGCTGGGACCCGACCGCCTCGTACACTGGCACAGCCGCCGTACCGGTATTCACCAGCAACAGCACGTCAGTTCCGTTCATAGCCATAGTTAAGCCTCCTCAATCGTCAGACGGACCGATACGATCCGCCCGTACGCATCCTGCCCGTCGCCCGCCAGGGGCCCCGAACATTCTGCCACCACACACTCGAAATCCGAGATCGCGAGCGTCTGCCGGTGCAACAGCGCCCGCACCCGCTCCGCGATTGCCTCCACCAATACCGCGCTGCCCGTCGCATCCGTGTAACAGCGCAAGTCCCGGACCGCCACACGCCCCCGCGTCGTCTTCGTGTCCCAGGGCGTCTGCGCCACCTCGCCCGCGCTCACGATGTACGGCAGCGTCGCATCCCCCGGAGCCGGATCCGTCGTAAAGATCGCCGGCTCCCCGCCATACGTCGCCAGCATCGCCGTCAGCGTTCCATCCGCCGCCAGCACATCGTAGATCGCCTCAGTGATCGCGCCCACCTATGCCTCTCCCAGGGGCGTCGTGGTGACAAACCCCTCTCCAGCTCCGACCTGATCAGCTCCGCCCTGGCACCACACTGTCCCCATCCTTTAATTCTGTGAATCCTGCTCTCCCCCGCTTGATCCCCAACGCATACGCATAATGCACGATCGTCGCCAGCATGAGCATCGCTTGAGCGCCCATCCTGAACGTGGTCTGGTTTTGTTTGAGCCCGTTTGCCTTCGCCATCATCCAGAGCATGTGGTAGACGGCCTTGACGCCCTTGACTAATACCCTGTACTCCTCCGGCTGCGGCGTCCCGATGATCCCATCCGCCGTCTCCGAATCACACAATGCCAGTGCCTGCTCGACCTCAGCACGTGCCCGCTCCAACTCTGTCGCCATAATTTCACCCTCCTGTGAGCAGCCTCATGATCTCCTTAAAGTTGTTGATCAGCGCCGGCCTCAGCCACGGCTGCGCTGCCTTCGCCTTACTCCCGACCTCGATCCAGAATCCGTAGTCGCTCCCCTTCTCTCCCTTCGGGATCCCGATCTGGCCCTCGACCACATTCCCCTCGACCACCACCCGGCTGGTCAACTTCCCCAGCGCCAGCAATCGCCGGTACGCCCGCCCGAAGGCCGGCTCGACGATACTCAGCAGCCGCCGGCGAGCATCCATCTCCACCACGCCCGCCGCCGCCTCCATGTTCACGGCGAGGAACCCCTTCACTTCCTCCACCACCTGCTGCTGCCGCCATTCCGTTATAGTTGACATAATACACAATTTCCGCTATAATCTCTTACGGTGCCAGCGACGGGACCCGCGCGCATGAGGGATAGCCCGGGCATCTGGCAGCCTACCCGCTGAAGGCTGGTGGCCGTGGCGGGCCTCCCGGTGAATCCCCCGGGTCACGTCGCAACTCTCCGCTCCCAGCCCCCGTCCCGGGGGCGTTGTGGTGACAACTACTGCCGGCGGCGACGTCGCCCCTGTCACCATCCGTTCCTATCCGTCCCCGTCCTGTAATCCGCGTTCTTCCATCATTGGTTCTCCTTCTGCCTCTCCAAACAATCCACCTCGTAATGATGCCCCGCCTCCGACGGCTCCCGCACCCCGAGGACCTCCACCACCAGGTCGCCGCACGTCACCCGGTCCCCGCGCACGATGTCCTCACCCGCCACCACGTACAACACGTGCGTGATCTGCTCCTGCTCCGCATCCGCCACTACCCGTTCGTTTGCCGTTGCTGGCCGGATGCGCCCGTACATCGTTCCGGAGGCAATATAGGTGATCGTCCACCCGCCCTGTCCGTCCCCAACACGCACCCGCCTTTCGACCGTGAACGTGTTGTTCAGCAGTGACTCGAAGACGAGGCTCATCGGCTCGCCCCGCATTTTCTGCAGCAGAAGTCGCAGTCGCTGTTGAACTCGTCACAGCGCCCGCAGCGCCAACCACCGCCCAACAGCACCTCGAAGGATAAAAACAGCTTTTGTATCATTGCATCACGTACCTATACTTGTTCAAGATGTCCTTTTCACTCAACAGGAGCATCCTCGCCCCGCTGACCCCCATCAGCCCCTCGCCCACGCCCCCGCCCACCTCGCTCGCGAATGATACGGCGTAATCCCCCAAGCTCTTCGCCGCCACA